CTGGCCGGCGCCAACAGCCGACGAATTGGGGTTCTTGCCAGTGCCCTCATGGGCACCAATCGCCGCCTCATACGAACCCGGCGCTCCGATGCTGCCGCCCGTGGCGATGTTGGTACCAGCACCAGGCGTAGTGCCACCCAACAACAGGTTCGGAATGCCGGCGCCCTGCTGCATCCGTAACAGCGGGATCGCCTCCTTGATCGCGGCAATCCGCATCTCCTGCTGCTTCTGCGCATACTCCTGCTGCGCCGCGAGCGTGGACGCATCGAACTGCTGCGCACCGAGCGCACCACGTTCCGCCGCATCGAACCCGCGCCCGAGCGCCGTAAAGATCGTGCCGCCCTGCAGGTTGCCCGAGGCGTTCAGCAGCCCCGTGCCGAAATGGCTCAACGCTGCACGACCCGCGATTTCTTTCTCAGCCGGCGTCATGCCCGGCAGCAGGAACGGGCCACCCAGCGCCTCGCCCACCTTCGACACCCAGCTACGCTCGACCGGCGTATCGTCGCGCGCTGGCTGCGCCTGGCCCTGCTGCAACAGCGCCAGATACGGCGCGAGCTGCGCTAATACGTCCGGCGATGCTGCTGGTGCCGGGGCGGTGGTGTCATCTGCCATATCAGAAACCCAATAACCCGCGCGTATTGCTCTGCTGCACCGGCTGTGCGTGGCCGCTCATGGCACTTTGCATGTATTGGTTGCGCCGCTCGGCTAGCATCCGCACCAGCGCATCGAGCGACACCTGCGTGGTCGGGCGCCCCACCCCGGCCGATGGCGACTGCCCGCTGACCGCTGCCGGCGCGGCCACACCCTGTTGCTGCTGGTTTTTGCCAGCCCCGCCAAGATCACCGAGCGCACCCGCGACCTTGCCCCAGTTCACAGCACCAAAACCACTTGGCATATAGGGCGCGGAGCCGATCGACAGGCTATCAGGCAGCGTCGCACCCTGGGGCAACGAAAGATCCACCAGGCTCGGATCGATGTCCTGCAAGGACGCATGTTGCGGATCATCCAAAATGCCCATTCCAGCTTGCTCCTAGGCAAACAGCGAGATGCCCTTGGCCGCAAGGCCAGCAGCACCGGTGATAGTATCGAGCAGCCCAGCGTTCTTGGTCGCGGTCGAGGTGCCGGACCCTGCGGTGTTTGATGTCGTGCCGTAGGGCACCGCACCCACTGAGGACAGCAGCAAATCGAGGTTCTGCACCGGCCAGTCCTGTGCTTGGTAGAAATTGCCCATCTGGGCATCCAGCAGCGCCTGCTGCTGCTGCTGCTGTGAGCCACCCGCCGCCTGCAACGCCCCAGCCTGTTGTTGGGTGAGGTTCGCGTTCTGCAGCGCCTGCGTCGGCAGTTGTTGTGCGGCGGTCAACCCCGCCTGCAGGTTGTTGGCGCCCAGCGTGCCGGCCTGCTGCTGCGCCGCGTTGTAGCCCTGCTGCCCCAGCCCAGCGAGCATATTGGCCGCGTTGTAGCCCTGCTGCGATGCCTGTGAAGCCAGGTTGTAGCCCGGCGTCAAAGCCTGGCCCCAACCCTGGTTGAGCATGTTGCCAACTTGCAGTTGGGTGCCGAGCGCGGTCTGCGCGTCCGCCACACCCTCCTGCACGCCCTGCCGCGAGCCGCCAAATGCACCGACGTTGTTGGCCTGCCCCGATATGCCCTGCTTGGCCAGAGCGAGTTGCTGCTGGCCGGCCTGCAGCATTGGGTCGATGACGTTCTGCGAGTATGGCGACATCAGCGCGGTGGCGTTGGCGCCCACCTGCTGCGCGGTAGCCGGCGAGGCGTTGCCGAGGTAGCCACTCAACAACCCCTGCGCGGGGTTCATCACGTTCTGCTGGTAGCCGCCATAGAGTTGCCCGGTATCGGCACCAACCTGACCGGCGGTGACCGGCGCTGCGCTGCCCAGCAGGCCCTGATAGGCATTCGCCGACGCCTGGAATGCCGGATCTTGCATGCCCTGTAGATCGCGCACACCCTGATACGCCGCCTGCGTATCTTGCGGAACGTCGGCCACCTGCTGGCCGGTATAGGGGGCATAGGGGCGCTGCGCGAGCTGCTGCGCCGTGCCGACCGCGCTCTGCCCAGCATCCTGCAACCACTGCGGGATCTGGGTGACGGTCATTCCCTGCTGCGACGTGTTGGTGGTGGTCGAGCCGCCCTTACCGCCGCCGCCCATAGTCAGCCTCCCCTGTCAGCGGCTTGTAGAAGTTCGGATGAAACGGTCGCCAGCCAGTCGGCGCTGCAACGCGGCCCCAACCTCGACGCCCACATGCCGTCGCCACCGTACAGCCATGCTCAATCGCCCACGGATTAATCTCGTGCTCCAGGGCCAGGCACTGCTTAAGCTCGCCGGCAATCAGCCAGTAGTGAATCGCCTTCCGCAGCGGAAAGTCATGGATCTCGGTGACGATCATGCCATCACCGTATTGCCACCACTGCGCCTTGCCATCGCGGATCAACCCCGCCACGTCGCCTAGCGTGTGCGTTGGCCCGCCGTGCTGTAGAGCGCGCTCCATGCGAGCACGCCGCTCATCCTCAGTCATCGCGGCACCATCTCGGTCACCACGGTGCCGGCATCGTCCACCGACAGCCGCCACGTCGTGCCGTTCGGTGACACCATTCCGATGAACGGAAACGCAGTCGATGTGCCGCCCGCGTCCAGCTTGCGGTTCAGGGCATCGGCGATTGCTGCCAGCCGCTGCTCCAGATTGCCGCTAACTGGCGCAGTGAACGGTGCCGGCGGATGGTATGGGCGGGCCATCAGCGCCGGCCGCCAGCACGCATCTCGAGACGTGGCCGACCTACCGCGAACGGACCATCTGCGGTCGCCTCCATCCGCATCCGCGTCGAGCGGCCGGAAAACCGGATGTCCATCAGCCCGTTGTGGATGGCGGTATAAAGCCCGGTGTCGAACTCGCTGGCGGCGTCGTACGGCTGCTCACGGGGAAAGAACCGATACCCCAGCATGCCGTCCACCGCGGTGGTGGCGTCGAGCACGAGTTGCTTGACGTGAACGCGCTTGTCACCCTCGCCGATAACAATGTTGCCGCTCTCGGCATAGATGCTGCCGGTAGCCGCACGCGGCACGCCATTCTCTGACCACCCATACTCATGGAGGAACAGCGATCCGCCTGTATCAAGCGGGCCTCCGAGCACGGGATAGTCCATCGTGCCGGTCGGATCAGCGGCGGTGCGAGAGCGAACGCCGATCGTCCAGGGATGCGCTGGGTCGGCATAGTTGAACGCGATGTAGCGGTTGCATTCCAGACTGTCCTCGTCCGGCCAGTCCCACCACAGTTCGCTGAACGACGGGTTGGGCGAACCGAACAATCGCCCGGCCATGGTGCGATTGACCAAGCTGAAGAACCAGTCCTGCACCGTGCAGGGCAACGCCTGGACATTGCCGCTGTACGCCCAGAACGTCTGCAGCCCAGGCCACGCCACGAACGAACCGATGGCCACCACGGCGCGCGGCGAGAGTGGCCCGCAGCCTGAGGCGATCTGCACGATGCCGTAGGCGTAGGGCGCGCCAACGTAGGTCATTTTATGCAAATCATTCGCAGTGTAGATCAGCACCCCGTCCGACACCTTGATCGCGGTCATCGTATAGCTCTGCGTCTGCAGCAGCTTACTACCCGCGAGGTTGGTCACGTCCGGCAGCCAAACGTCGGGGTTTTCCTGATCCGACCATGCGATATTGCGCGGATCACCACCGGCCGCGAGCAGCACGACGTGGCGCTGATCCGTCACCACCACGCCACGACAGTTGACGGGGGCGGCGGTCACCAGCACCGGCAGCGTGGCGGGTGTGGTCGGCGACCAGCGGTAGAGGTGCCCGTCCTGCGTCGGCACGATCAGCAGATCCTCACCGAACGTGTCGAGGCTCCAGCGGTCGCCCATGGTCGCGGCGATGTCCTGCGTGCCGATATCGGCGGCGTCGCGTGATGTGCCGTAGGCGTCGGCGCTGTAATCGCCCATGCCGTAGCCGACCAGCGCACCGGGCGGATCAAGCGGCCCGACGCCGGACGGAGTGATGTCGTAGAGCGTCTGTAGGTCGAAGCGATACGCGTACAGCTTGCTATCGGTGCCGAACGCGGCCCATCGCACGCGGGCGTTGTCGTGCCAGGTCAGCAGATCGCGCGGCAGGTCGGTGACGGTGGTGCCGGGCTGTGCCACGTTGCCACCGATCGGCTGCAACTGCCCGCCGCGAAAGCGCACGTTGTTTGCGTCGTACCAGTGGCCACTGGACGCCTCTGCCGTGGCGTTGCGCCAGATCCCCGGCGGCGGTGCCTGGGCAACGCGGGGCATCAGTGCATTCCGCGTGCTGGCGCGGACAGCAGCCGTGGCGAACGTGCCGGGGCGAGGATCGCGCGCAGTTGCGCCAGTTCCTCGCGGATGACGGCGAGTTCGTCGCGGCCCTCGATGGTCGGCGCGGCCTCGCCCACGACATGCGTCACCGCCTGAGCCCCAGCGTAAATAATTTTCGTGACCACGATCACGGGCTGCATCAGGCTGTACAGCGTGCCGCCGCCACCGAGGTTGATAATGTGGGTGTGGCTGCCGTCCGAGTTGATAGTGTGGCTGTGAGCGCCGGCCGCAGCGATCGTATGCGCGTGGCTGCCATCAGCGAGGATTGCGTGGGTATGGAATACGCTTTCGGTGCCGGTGGTGAAGTTGTGCTGATGCGCGCCATCTGTGCTGGTGGTCGTGCTGCCGCCCATTGAAAACGGCCCGCTGCCAATCACCGCAGAGCCGGCAGTGAAAAACCCACCGACAGTATGCGCGTGATTGCCCTGCAAGTCGGTGAGGCCGGAGTGGGTGTGCGCGACGCTGTTGCCCCCCGTATTGCCGCCATGGCTGTGGCTGCCCTGCGTATCCATGGTGTGCGCGTGGGAGCCGTCGCTGGTGGTGGCGCCGCCATGGGTATGCGCGCCGGCCGCGGTGACGGAGAGCGCGTAGTTGGGCAAATGCGTCTGCAGGATCTGGTTCGACAGCCAGCCAAGCTGCTGCGCAAAGGTAAGGCTGAGCGTGGTGCCGTTCGGGTCGGTGACGGTGCCAGGACCGACCAGCGCGCGGCCCTGCACCTTGGGCAGCGCGAACGTGGTGGAGCCGTCACCGGCCCCCCAGTAGGTGCCCAGAACCGCGAACAGCGCGGCGTAGGTCACTCGTGAAACCAGCCGGCCATCGCATACCAACCAGCCAGCGGGTGCCGTTGGCCCGGCAAAGTCCAGAATGGCGCCGATCGGCGTGGACATCGACACCAACTGATCGAGGATGGTCGCGTTCTGATTCCACTTGGTGCCCCACGTATCCCGCGAGGCGCCCACCTCGGGCTGGCAGAGCGCGATATTGGGTGTGAACGTGTCCGGCATGGCTACTTCACGCCAGCGGGCGGGTTCTGCACCGTCGCGGCACCGGCGAGGTTGCTTTCTACGTTATCGTCAGCCAGCGACACCCTGTAGGTGGCGGATGCATCATACGGCACGCCGATCATCCAGCCGCCGATTCCCCGCGTACGTCCCCAGCCGCCGGTATTGCGCCAGTAATCGCGACGTGTCCCGGTGGAGACGCCGGCGTGCGGCCGGGGCGGTGCGGGCAGCGGCGCATAGCCGTGGTGGTATTTGCCGTCGCACATCACCCATTGCGGATTAACCTGAACGCTTGACGTTATCTGGCCTGCGAACGTGGGAATGGCCGCCTCCTATGGTTCGGGAT